TAATGATATTTATTTTAAAGCATTCGAAAAATTTAAAAAGATGCCATTAGAAGATATAGCATTTCCTCGTGGATTACATTCATTTGACAAATATGATAAGTTATCAGCAGGTTTTATAACAGGTAAAGGTACACCTGTTCATGCTAAGGCTGCAATATATTATAATAAAATGTTAGATAAATTAAATTTAACAGGCAAATATGAAAAGATTTCAGGCTCAGCAAAAATTAAATGGTTCTATGCACAACCCAATAAATATCAATTAGATTGTATTGGGTTTGCTAATACATATCCTGAAGAGCTTAAAGATGTAATAAAAATTGATGTTGAAAGAATGTTTAAGAAAACAATACAGGCTGCAATAGAAAGACTGTATGAGGCTATTAATTGGAAAATAAAAAATCCAAATTCTAACGAAGTTAACGATTTATTTGAGTTGTTAGCTTGAAAAAAATAAAATGTAATGTAATATATTATATAAAGGAGTAATACAAATGGAAGATAAGAAATTAGTGTCAGTGTTGGATGCAGTAAGCAGAACGATTATTGGTATTCGTGTTAATGAGACAGAGGAATATGTAGATATTGAGAATCCTGTAGTTGTTAATATTGTACCTCAGCAAGATCAGACAGGTCAGGTAAGAATGTCATTGCAGTTGTTCCCTATATTCTTTAAGGAATTCCTTGCGGATAAGAATGCACCTGTTGTATTCAGATATAAAAAGCAGAATATAACATCAACAGTAAGTGATATTGTTTTTGACTTCAGACTTGAGGCACAGTATAAACAGTTGTTTTCAAACATTGTGATTTCACAGCCTGTAGCACCAGCGCCAGCGCCAGCGCCAGCAGGAAATGGCAATGTAATTAAATTGTTTGATGATTAATCAAATAAATTCTAAAGGATTATAAAATGGCTAAAAAAGAAAAAGAAATACCAAAGAGTTTGGCAGAAGCATTTAGTGCATTAGAGAAGATGAATGAATATTCAGCTCCTCTAGCAGAGAATGCATTATCAATCGTTAATGATTATATAAACACAGGTAGCTATGCTTTAAACGCAATTGTATCTGGGTCTATATATAAAGGACTACCAAAGGGAAGAATAATAGGTCTTGTTGGGCCTAGTGGTTGTGGTAAGACTCTTATAATTAATCAGGTGATAGCTAATGCACAGAAAGCAGACCCTAATATGTGGGCTGTTGTATGGGATTCTGAAAATGCATTTGATGCGCAGATGGCAAGAAACATTGGTGTGAATGTTAATAAAGTCAGACATAATCCTGTAGAGACCGTTGAGGAATGTAGAAACCAGATTGTCTCATTCTTGGAAAAGATCGAAAAGGATAAGTCATTACATGGTAAGATAATAATTGTAATAGATTCGTTAGGTAACTTAGCTTCAACAAAAGAAATTGAAGATGCCCAGAAAGGCAAGACAGCTACTGATATGGGTCTTAGAGCAAAAACAATTAAGAGTATGATGCGTTCGCTTACTAACAAGTGCGCGAAGACAAATACAACTCTTATATTCTCGAACCATGTATATGATGATCCTGCAAGTTTGTTTCCTAGTTTGGTTAAGAATCAATCTGGCGGTAAAGGTCCTCTCTATTTAGCATCATTATTAATTCAGCTTGCTAGTAAACAGGAGAAGAAAGATGGTAATGATGATACAGAATCAATGATTCCTATTGCTAACAGAGTAAAGGGAATTACGATGAGGGCATTAACAGTTAAAAATAGGTTCGTGCCACCGTTTCTTGAAACTGAATTGTACCTTAACTTTAAGAATGGATTATACAAGTATGCAGGTTTGCTTGATATGGCAACAGCTTATAATGTTATAACTCAAAATGGACCTACATATTCTTTAGCAGATGGAACTAAATTAGGTTATCTCAAGAATTGGAAAGATGACACTACTATATGGGAAAAGAAAATATTACCAGCTCTAAATGCAATTATTGAAAAAGAGTTCACATTTAGTGTAGATACAACCAATAACGAGAATACAAATGCCGAAGACACCACAACAGAATCAGCAGAATAATTCTACACCTATCGATGACAAGTTTTACGAAAATGTCATTGTTTATAATGCAATAACTAATGAAGATTATTTAACTGCTATTATAGATGTGGTAAAACCTTCATTTTTTAAGAATGAAGATGTTAGAACTGTTATTGATATAATATGCAAATATTATAGAAAAAGAAGCACAGTTCCTACTGTAACTGAACTAAAAGCACATTTGGTTACAGAGGAACAACGTGCTGCTTTTAAAAATATAGTTTTAAATTTTAAACAATTAGACACTGTTTATAATTTTGAAGAGCTGATTGAAAACACAGAACACTTCTTCAAAGAAAGAGCTATTTATAATGCAGTCGTCCAGACTGCTACTGATTGTTCTAAGAACACAAATAAATTAGACTCTGGCTCTACCTTACAGTTATTTGAAGAAGCATGTAATATTAGTTTAGTTGATAATCTAGGCTTAGATTATTTTAATGAGATTAATAAACACTGTGATAAATTACTTGAAACAGAAGAAAGAATACCCACTGGATATAAATGGTTAGATAAGAAATTAGGTGGTGGGCTGTTAAAAGACGGTAGAGCAATGTATACATTTTCTGGTGTTACAAACTCTGGAAAGTCCATAATATTAGGTAACATTGGAACTAACATTCTATCACTAAATAAGAATGTAGTAATAATATCTTTAGAGATGTCTGAGAATGTTTATGCACAACGTATTGACGGACAATTAACAAGGATACCTCTAAAAGAGCTCAAAAATGAGATTGACAATTTAAAGACGGTTGTAAATAATTATAGGAAAGAACATGGTTGTAACCTATATATAAAAGAGTATCCACCAAAAGGTGTTACAGTTAATCACATAAAAGCATATATACAAAAGTTACAGCTAAAGAAAAAAATAAAGATTGATGTTATAATTGTTGACTATGTAAACTTAATACAGCCAACAGTTGTAACTGGTAATTCATATACTGATGTTAAATTGGTTGCAGAACAGCTTAGGGCGTTATCATACATATTTAATTGTCCTGTTATTACAGCAACTCAAAATAATAGATCAGCATTTGATCAGGCTAATCCCGGATTAGAGACGACAAGTGAAAGTATGGGATTATCAATGACAACAGATTTCCAGGCATCTATTTGGTCAGATGATGCTGATAAAGAGTTGGGTGTGTTACATATGGGCATACAAAAAAGCAGATTTGGAGAAAATTTTGGTACACATGCGTTTAGGATTGATTATAATACGCTAGCAATAGATGAGACGGATGACGATTTTACAGAATCTAATGAAGTTGCTGATGCAGAAAATACTATAGATAAATTATTAAAATGAAATATCATGTTTTTACACATTTCGATGTTGACGGCGCAGTAAGCTATTTACTTATTAAATGGTTTTTCCCTAATGTTAATATTTCTTATTCTACCTCCTGTACAATGAGGTTCAGAGAAGATTGGAATAACTGGACATTAAATAATAATATCAAAGATTATGATAAGATTTTTATTCTAGATTTAGATATATGTGATTGTGCTGATTTAATAGACCATGAAAATGTATTGGTTATAGATCATCACAAATCACATAATAATGTTTATAAAAAGGCCAAAGGCATAATTAAGGAATATTCATCTGCAGCTAAGCTCTGTTATAAATTATTAAACAAACTACATCCTGATGTAAGCATAACAGACGCACAAAAGAAACTTATTCTATTAACAGATGATTATGATTCATATACATTACAGTTACCTGACTCACAGAAATTGAACATCGTGTTTAATGGATATAACAAAAAGTTTGAATCATTTATTAAAAATTTTGCAAGAGGGTTTTTTACATTCAATCTTGAACAACAAAACATGATTAAACTGCACACTCAAAAAATTGAGTCTATAAAAAATAATATTGAAGTATATGGTGAATATATAAATATAGAGGGTAAGAAAAGAAAAGTTGTAGCAAGTTTTGTAAATCAATCAGGTGGTATAAATGAAATAGCCGATTATTTAAAAGATAAGTTTAATGCTGATATTGCTATGATTGTAAATTTAAAACAACAAAGTGTAAGTATAAGACGGAGTCGTAAAGACGACAGTCTTGATGTTTCTAATTTTGCTAAAAAATTAGTGGACGGTGGTGGACATGAATATGCAGCAGGTGGAAAAATCACAGAAGCATTTTTAGAGTTCACTAAATTATTAAAACAAATAAAATGAAAGATTCAATAGAAGCTGAAAACAAAAAGATTATAAACAATATTAATAGCACCGACCCAATACATTTAATTAAAGAAAAAGAATTTAATGAAATATTATTATCGTTTGGATCTTTTATTTCGATAATAAAAAATAAAAGAATTAATCAAACAATGTTATTATTAGAAATCATAGAAAATAAAAGAGTCAGAACCATATTTATGAAGCTAACGGACATTGACAATATACAATTTCTAATATATAATTTAATTATAAGATTTCCGATTTTATGTAAGTCAAAAATTATTAAAAACAAATTAAGAGATTTGAATGATGACGCAGCAAGAAAAAGATTGTTATAATACATATCTATCAAGTTCCAGAATAGCAAAAAATAAACCATTTAAATACAGACAAAATTTCGAAGACTTCGAAAAAGATAATCCTAGTGAATATCTTTATATTAAAAGGCTCTGTAATTTCTTTAATAAATATCCTCATGTCAGGCATGCGGAATATTTTAAAGCCCCTTATGAAATATATAATAAGGAAGACTATTTTGATTTAAAGTTTTTTGCATCGCAAAAGGCTATTAAAACATATTCAATATACATGAAACAAAAAAAGGATCAATCTCCTGATAACCCAGAGATGCTTGACTTTATAAAAGACTCCTTGCGGAATATAGGAAGTTATTGTATACACAATAATATACAGTTAGATCAGTATATAACACACAAAGAAGGCTATAATTACTGCTGGTTAAAACATCTTAAAGAATATAAAACATGTATATACCCATTATTTTATTGGGCTGAGTTTACTGACTTAATAACTAATCTTCCAGCTGATGAAAAGGATTTATTTTTAGGTGATATGGCTGAACATATTTTTACATACAAGACAAGATTAAACACTTCTACACAAGCTAAACATATGATTATGGAGGGCGTAAAAAGAATAAAAAAAATTACAGATAATTCGACTAACTCTATTGACAAATAAATAATGTATAGTAATATAAATAATAAAAACAGTAGTAAATTAATAAAACAAGGAGAAAAAATAAATGAGTAGTTTCACAAAATCAATGTTTGAGAGTATTAAACAGTCATTAGAATCACAAAAGAATAGTGGTAATTTCAGAGACATATTAAAGACAGAAGCAGGTAATACATACGTAGTTAGGCTCATACCTAATGTTAAGAATCCTGAAAGAACATTTTATCATTATTATCATCATGTATGGAATAGTGAATCTACTGGACAGTATGTAAGCTGTATGTGCCCTACAACATGGGGCGAAGCATGTCCTATATGTACACAGCGCATTAAACTTTATAAGGAAGGTACAGAGGAAGCTAAGAAGCTTGCTACTATACTCAAGAGAAAAGAAAATTGGTTGGTTAACGCCTATG